GATACTAAATTACATATATAGAAAATATAATGAAGTTAGTGCATTAGAAATGACTACTAGTTTTATTATGGATATATATAATTTAGCAAAAACTTTGATTAACAGTGACGTATATGAATTTAAGTACGGTCTACCATTTCAATGGTTAGATTTAATGAAGATTGGTTTTTATAGGAAATCTCTTAAATTAATAGGAGTATCACTTAAATGGCCAAAGTTACAAGATCTACCAATAGATTGGGATAGATTAATTAAAAAAGAAGAGATTCAAATTATATTAGACTATAACTTGAATGATGTATTAATAACTGAACAGTTATTCTACCACTTAGAAGATAATATTAAACTTAGGTTTAATATAGCTAAACGTTATGGAGTTAATGTATTTAGTGAATCTGACAGTGGTGTAGCAAATAGGTTATTAGAAAAGTTTTACTCAGAAACTACTGGACTCGCTGTTAAAGATTTCAGAGACATGCGAACAGAAAGAGACTTTATACGTTTCGACTGGGTTGTATTTGATGAAGTAAATTTTCAAACAAATACTTTAGATACTGTATTAGAAGAAGTTAAAAACTTTGTATACTATAAAAATAGACCATTCTTTTCTAAGAAGATTAAGTTTGATGGAGTCTATTATAAAATGGGTGTAGGTGGATTACATTCTGTTGATGAAGGTGCTATGTTTGAAGAAACGGATAAAGAATATTTAATCGACGCTGACATAGGATCAATGTATCCAGCAACTTTCATCAATTATCAACTAACACCTGCTCATTTAGGTAATAAGTTTTTAAAGAATTATACAGATTTAAGAAATGAAAGAATTGTAGCCAAGAGGAATAAAGATATGACACCTGCAGAAGGTCTAAAGATTGTATTAAATTCAAGTATAGGTAAAACCTTAAATAAAAATCATTGGTTATATGATCCATTAGTTAACTTAAAAGTAACAGTAAATGGACAATTATTTCTACTAATGTTAATTGAAAGATTATCATTAAAAGGATTTAAAACAATATCTGCAAATACAGATGGTATTACTGTAATTGTACCTAAAGACAAAGAAGATCTTTATTATAAAATATGTAAAAATTGGGAAAAAGATACTAGGTATGAATTAGAGTATGCATATTACAAACTATATGCTAGGCGTGATGTAAATAATTACATTGCAATAAAGACAAATAATGAAATTAAAACCAAAGGTATATTTATAAGTGATTTACCAAAAAGGTTTTCTAACATGACCGATCCTTTAAATAAAGGTTGGGATAAACCAATAGTATCTAAAGCATTACATGATTTCTTCACAGAAGGAGTACCAATTAAAGATACTATTACTAATTGTAAAGATATACATCAATTTTGTATAGCTAAGAAAACAGGTGATGATTTTGCAAATGAATACCATAAAATAGAAGATGGGCAGTATACAATAGAAAAATTACAAAATTCTGTTAGATATTATATATCTACTATTGGTGGTACTTTATTAAAACGTAAAGAAAATGGGGAAGTAACTAATTATGAATCTAAATATAGAGTGACAATATTCAACAACTACATAGAAAAAGATATTAAAGATTACAATATTAACTATACGTACTATATAAATAGTGCTCAAAAAGTTTTAGATGAAATTATTAATCCTCAATTAAGTTTGTTTTAACATGCAATATCAATTCAATTTTCAAAATATCTCAAAGTCAATACCAAAAAATATAACTTTAGAGAGAATACTTCAAGAAATTGAAGTACAAAGGAATTTGGACTTTATAGAAAAAGTTCAACGTCCTTCAAATAAAACAATAAGATTGGCTAAAGAATTAGCCAAACAACACGCTCCTATGATGTTAGATCATAATGACACTGTAAGGAGTATAATGAATAGGTCAGATATCAGTGACACAAAAATTGAAAAAGTTAAGAGTTTCAAAAAAATTCTTTTCAGAACAATTATTATTGATGTTAAGCCTATGCAAGATAGATATATTATTAAAACTAAGAAGGTAAGAATACGTTAACATATCTATCATCGTATCTAATTTCTGTTACCTCAATAAAGGTGAACACTATGATATTAGAAATAGATACTAAGTTTTTAATAAATAATAATATCAGTGCACACCAGTACCTGATATTATTTTATATCAGTAAAGGAGAGTATGATGCTCTAAAGGCATATTTAAATAAGAGTGATACTTTTATTAATCTTCATGAAGATACAAGAATACTTTTTAATGCTGGTTTTTTGATAAAGCCCTTAAGCGATAACATAACCTTCAGACAATTAAAGCCGTCTCCTAAATTTATCCAAGAGATAACATATACTGGAGATCCGTTTGATGAATTTTATCATCTCTTTCCTACTAAAGCATTGAGACCAGACGGAAACTACGATTATTTAAGAGTAGATCGCAACAGATGTAGGAAGCTTTATCACAACATTGTAAAGGTAAATAAATTAATGCATAAACATATTATGCAGTGCTTAAAACTCGAAATAGAAGACAGAGATGCTAATGGAAAGATGTCTTATATGAAAAGAATGTCAACCTGGCTCACCTCCGAGGCTTGGAAGGTTTACGAAGAAAGACTAAATGATAGTGTCACCAGCGGTGATGCTTCTACTCAGAAAGGAGGAGGATATGGCACAGAAATCGAGTAAAATTTTACCTTATAAACATATTAAAGAGCCAACTGACGAGGTACTTCAGTACATTGACAACAGACGAAAGGGAGTTGTTAAGTCTTTACGGACTCGTTGGTCAAAGTTCAACCGCCAATGTATGGGTGGTATTGAACCAAATACTATTTACACCATAGCTGGTATAAGTGGTAGTGGGAAATCAAGTTTTGTCAATAGTTTAGAAACAGATTTATTTGACCTAAACTATGATCAAAAATTTATTGTATTATCATTTAATTTTGAAATGCTTGCCTACAAGCAAGTAGGTCGTAAATTATCATATAGAACTAAGAAGACAACTTCTGAACTCTATACTAGTGATAATGATGTAGAAACAGTAAATGACAATGACTTTGAAATTCTACAAAAACATTCAGAACGACTCAAGAAGTACCCTATCTATTATGTAGATCGCCCAGGTACTATTGAGGAAATACATCACACAATTGAGTATTGGCAGAAATTTGCACAACAAGGTGACAAATGGTTAGTCGTAATACTTGATCATACACTACTAACTCGTGGTGCAGCAGGTAAATCAGAAAGGGAAGCCTTGTATGATTTACAGAGAGTATTCATGGAAACTAAGAAAAATGGTATGACTACCATTATTCAAATTAGTCAAATGAATAGAGATATAGAGTCAGTAGAAAGAATAAACAATAGATCCATGCATTATCCAATGCGTAGAGATTTGTTTGGAAGTGATAGTGTATTTCAAGCCTCTGATTACGTAATTGTTCTCCATAGACCTGAAACACTTGGAATAGCAGATCCTGAAGAGGATATGACTAATCCCAGTAGTGGATATGGTCCGAAAAGATTACCTGTCAAGGATCGTATTTACATTCATTTTTTGAAAGTGCGAGAAGGAGAACCAAAAATTCTTAGTTTCTTCAATAATCTCAAATATAATTCAATTGAAGAGACTACTATTGTTAAATAAATTTCCATAGATTAAAAGAAATATCATGAATATATTTTTAGATCAACAAGAACAGTCCACAGAATCAAGAAGGTCAGTAATCATCAATTCTTGTCGCAACCAAGAAACCAACGTACCCGCAACTGTCATTTATAATGATGATGAAATAGGGTTATCTTTAATTCGTTTAATGATGCTTATTGAACAAGAAGGGTTGAAAGAAAGACATCCCTTTTTTAGAGCAAAAGCTTTGAAAAACATAGAACCTGGTGACTTTATCATCTTTGGTGAAAAATCAACCAGAGATGAAGACTTTGACTTTCAAGTAGTCAAAGACCCAGAATATGTAATGAATCTTGATGCTCGTAGGTTTAAAACAGTATACAGTCTTAAGGCTGATCTGAGTGACCTAGTGGATCGTTTGACTAAAACAAAAGCTAAAAAGAACCCTATAGTGCAATTGCGTAAAGCTCTTCGTAAAGAGCCTGAAACAACACAAGTTAAAATCACTGCAAATGTGAAGATAAATGAAGTTTCAAATATGCATTATCAACCTGAGAAGGTTACGATTTTCGCTAATTGGGTAAAGATTGGTTTCCATCAGTACACTATTACTAAGACATACATGGGTGATTATATCACACTTGAATCTGGTAAAAGACTTTATATCGCAGAAGATACTCTGGGACGTAAAGTACTGGTAGAATAGAGAACTATAAGAAAGAATATGGGATGCGGGTGGAACGAATTAACAATCACGTTTAAGTCCAATTAAACAGATTGACTACCGAGGGATTACTCCCCGAGAGCAATATCGGTTATTTAATTCCCCGTATTCTTTTTATTATATTGTTTAACATTAAAAGTTAATGAACACATGACTAAAATTAAGTCATATCAGTTTGCATTAGTAGGCTCACCTGGACGAGGTAAAACTATGTCCTTTAGGAATATGAATCCAGAAACAACTGGTTTTATAAATGCTGAAAACAAACCATTGCCGTTCATTAACAAGTTCAAACATTATAGTGCTCCAAATAATTGGCAAGAATGTTACCAAATGCTAATCGAGTTTGCAAAAAAAGACACTATTAAATATGTTGTGCTTGACAGTTTATCGGCATACATGGATAGTTTACTAAAAACTGCATACGATACAAAAAGAGGTTTTGACATTTGGAACTTTTTTAATGAAGAAGTAGGAAAACTTATGTACGTTATTAAAAATTATCCTAAGCATTTAGTTGTATCTGCTCACAATGAGTGGGTTGAAACTGAAAACGGTGCAAGGGAAAAAAGAATAATGGTACCAGGGGGTAAATGGAAAGGTATGATTGAAAAAGATTTTACCATAGTTACTTATACTGATTTACTAATGGTAGATGAGAAACGTAAGTATATAATTCAATTAAATTCGAATGGTGAAACATCAGCTAAAACACCACCTATGTTCCTAGACAATCCAGAAGATATGGGAGTTGAACAAATTCCTAATGATTTTATGGAATTCATTAAAAGAGTAGATAAAGTATTAAATAACTAAAAGGAGTACAAATGTATAACGTAAATAAAGAAATTAAATCAGAAGGAAATGGCCTTAATTATTTAGATGTTGGAATTCATGATGATGTTGAAATGACATCAGTAGAATTTAAACAAAGTGATAAAGGTAATAAATTCCTTGTCTTCACTTTTGAAAAAGATAAAAAAGTAGTAACTCACACAGAGTGGGAACCAAAGGATCAAGATCCTGAAAAATTAGAAGAAAAAACTATTAACCAAATAAAAAGAGTTAAGCATATTGTTACAAAGTATATACCTGAAGAACAATATGAGTTTAATGTATCTAATTTTGAAGAGTTCTGTAATAAAACTATTGCTTTACTTGGTAGCAAATATCAAGGTAAAAAAGTAAGGATTAAGATTGTTTATAATTATAGTAATTATACAACCTTACCTAATTATGTACCATTCATTGAAAAAATGGAAGTACCTAAAGAAGATAGTCGGTTAGAAATTTCTTCTATTGATAAAATGAAGAAAGATCTACCTGATACTGAAGTAAAACTTGAATCTAATCCGTTTGATACGGATCAAGATACCAGCTCGGCAGACCTTCCTGAAAGTGAAAGTAAGGAAGAGAAAGACGATATGCCATTCTAAATAAAATCACAGCAATAATAGTAGGCGGTATATTGCCGCCTGCTGCTGTATAATTAAAGCCTATGTACAATACTACGAAAGTAACAGATTATATTACGCTAGATAAGATACTTAAAAAAGTTGATGAATTAGCAATATATAATTACTATTCAGATGAAGTGTTAAGTATAGGTAAACCTATTAAATCTCCTCTACGGAGAGATAATAATCCATCTTTTGCTCTATATGTATCAAAAAATGGTAAAATTATGTGGAAAGATTTCTCTACTGGTGACAGTGGGGATGTTATTAAGTTTGTAAAATGGAAGCTCCACACTGATTACAAACATGCCTTAAAATACATATGGAGAGATTTAATTGCAGAACCAATAGGTAAATTTAATATAGTAGAATACAAACGTCCTAACTACGTAAGTAGAACAGAAATAGGAATTAAACGAAAGTATTTTAGTAAAACAGATGATAACTACTGGGGACAATATGGTTTAGATAGACGTATCTTAAAACGATATAAAGTAACTCCAATACATAACTTTTGGATAAATGAAGTTAAACAATCGTTTAGCTATGATGAAAAAAGTCCAATGTATGCTTATAGAATATTTAATAAATTTAAAATCTATAGGCCTATGTCTAAGACAAAGAAAGACAAATGGAGAACTAACTGCAATAGTTATGACATACAAGGTTATGAACAACTACCAGAAACTGGTAGACTACTAATTATAACCAAATCTCTCAAAGATGTGATGGTATTAAGTAAATTTGGTTACTTATCTGTAGCTCCCCAGAGTGAAAACTCAACAATACCAACTAAAATAATGGATAATTTAAGATCTAGATTTAGGAAAATTGTAATCTTTTTTGATTATGATGAAGGTGGGATAAAAGGTGCAGAAACATTAAGTAAAAAGTTTGATCTTAATTATAAGTTCATACCCAAAAAATACTATGATATCTTTAAAGCAAAAGATATTAGTGATTTTCGTAAACACCTCGGTGACGATAACACTAGGAATTTATTAAAAGAGATGTTCAAGAATGAGGCGTACAAAACAAAATAAGAAAGTCAGGAACGCAACAGTTATGACTTACTATGGTATTACGTTTAAAAGTAAACTTGAACTTCATTGTTACAAAAAATTAAAAGAAGCTAACATACGTTTCAAATATGAAAAGGTTAAGTATGAGATAGTACCTGGATTTACTTTTTCTAATGATAGTTATGAACTATTTAAAGTTAAAGGAGTCAGAACTTTCGACAAGCAGCGGTCTAAAATAAGACCCATCTCTTACACCCCTGATTTTGTAGGTTTCTACCCAAATACTAATAAAGTTTTTATCATTGAGACTAAAGGTAATCCTAACGATGCCTTTCCGTTGAGATGGAAACTATTTAAAAAGTATCTAGAGGATAATGATGTAGATGCAGATCTATATATGCCTAGAAACCAAAAACATATAAATTTAGTAATTGAACTAATATTGAAACGATATGAGTAACATTAAAATAAAATTCACGAACGGCAGAACTGAAAAGTATTATGGTACTGCTAACGCAATTGGTGATGTATTTTTTATAATCACTGATGATCTTGATGAGATCACAATTCCAAAGGTTAATGTACAATCTATAATTGAGTATTAATGAAAGACTACTATAAAGAAAAAGCGGTTAGTAATTCTTCCTTATCTTGGTTAAAAGTATCACCAAAATACTTTAAACTTAAATTGGATAAGGATATAGATGAATTCGAACCTCAGTTCTTTAAAGAAGGTCGTCAAATACATGCTTATATATTAGAACCTAAGGAGTTTGATAAAGAATTTGAATTTTTAGAATACACTGTACCAAGTAGTCCTCAACAAAAAACTTTCTGTAAAACCTTTGCTAATTCAAAGAAAGGCAAGAAAGATGAGAAACTACTGGCTGCTTATAAAGAAGCATACAGTTCTAAAGAATCAGATGAGAAGCTCTTAGAAAAAGCAAAAAAGTTAGAAAAGGATAACAAATCTTACATAAAATTTATTAAATTAAGTAAGGTTAAAACTGTACTACCCATTTCAATGATGCATAAATTGAATAAAATACGTAGTGCAATTATGTCTCATAGAAAAGCTAGAGAGTTGATGTTTAATGAAAATAATGCAACCTTTGGTAATAATGATAAATTATTCATTAAAAATGAGATAGATATATTCTGGGAATATCCAGAACCTTATGTATTACCTTGTAAATCAATGATAGATAGATTAATCATTGATCATGAGAACAAAGAGGTAATAATGGTTGACTTGAAAACAACAAGTCACCTTGCTGAATTCAAAGAGAAAGCCCTAGAGTATGAGTATAATCGTCAAATGGCATTTTATTGGATGGCTCTACATTGGTACTTTAAACATGAGTTAAAGTTAGATGCCTCAGATTATAAAAAGACTAGTTACATTGTAGCTGTAACCAAACAGGATCCAATAGAAACAAAGGTCTATAAAGTGTCAGAGAATACTTTACTTCAAGGATTTAAACAAATCGAAAATTTAATACCTAGTTTAAAATATCACTGGGATAATGATAAATGGGATTACCCTATGAATTATTATGAAGGTGAGGGTATAGAAATAATATAAGAGTATGAATCCGCTAAGAATAGATAAGAACAAAACAACAATCTTTGTCTTACCTCTAGCAGTTAAAGGTTTTACAGATAACCAAATAATAACAGACGATTTCATAAATGCTTATATTGCAGATATAGATAAACCAGAATGGGATGATTATGTTATCCTGGTTTATGACAGAGAAGTAGCATTAGAAGATATAGCAAAAGCTTCATATAAATATGAAGATTATTTTCTATATGTAATTAATATACCTGATGATCTACTTGCTGATTATTTTCAGATAATTCAAGGAAAATATACTGAAATATCTGAAAAAGCAAAACAACGAATACTCCAGTTTTGGAGTCAAAATGAAGATTCTAAACTATACAAAATATTGTATGGTATGGTAGAATCTAAACTAGGAGATGGTATACGACCTGAAAAGGTTAAAGAACTAATGCCACCTTTTAGGTTATATGAGGAAGTATATGGAATGGGGTCTAATCATTAGACCCTTTTCTGTTTAAATGAAATAAATATGACAAACATTATTTCACCTGATACCCAAGATAAATTATTTAGTTACATCTATATGATATTATCTGAAAATGGTATTAGAAATGAAGACAGTTTAATTACTGAGTTAAAAGCAAGACTCTCAGTACAGAGAGTAGCTACTTTTGATGAGATTGTTACTAAGGTAACAAATGATATTGATATTGACAAATATAAAGAAAACAAATAATTATGAGTGAAGTAAAAGCAATGCCTGCAGGACAAACAACAATTAGTGTTGACCAACTTATTTCTCTAAAATCTGAATTGAATACCAAACAAGAGCGTATTGGTGAACTAAAAGCTTTATTAGCAGAAGCAAAAGAGGCTAAAGATGAAGCTGAATATAAGATGAAGATTCGACAGAAAAAAAATGAAATTAATAAACCTAAAATTAATTTAACTTCTGATTGGGATTCAGCTATTCCAACATTAACTATAAGTAACTTCGAAGATATTCCAGAAGCAATGGAAAAAACTTTGAAAGCTTATGAAGACTATGTAAATAAAGAAGGATCTTTACTACATACTCTAAAAGAAACAGAGAAAGAAGTTAAAGATCTAGAACAAAGACTAAAAGATAAAGAAGAAGATTACGTAAGATCTTTAAGACGAATAAGGAGAGAACATTCACTTGAAATTGAAAATATACATCAATCAAATAATGATCTCCTTAATGATAAAGATGTTAAGATTAAAGCTTTAAAAAAAGAACTTAAAGATCTTAAAGAAAATAAGACTGATGAGTTAATTGAAGCAAATCGTAAGCAAGAAATTAGTGATCTTAAAGCTTATATTAAGAAGCTTGAAACAAAAGTTGAAACTGAATTACTTAAACCAAAGAAATTCATCAACTGGGATGTATTATTTGGTCGCACTACTGATGAAAATAAAGTAGAAGCTGAAAAAGAACTTCTTAGAGATAAGGAAGTAGCTGAAAAAGTTTCTAAAGAATATCCTAAGAAAAAGTCTTTTTGGTCTTATATTAATTATGGTTGGCATAAAGTAACTGATCCTTTTAGGTCAAGTACATCAGTATATGCAGAATCTGCTAGTTATGATCCTTGTGAATATGATGATGAGTTGGATTGGTAGAATGCCCTGTAAGCTCATATAAGAGGAAATAAGAGACTTTAACTATGAAATGGTATGTGTGTATCATTTAACATAGTTATTGTGTGTACAAGGCTGTAAGAGGCCTTAAATTTCATTTTACTACAAGAGGGGGTA